GTCGACGTGCCAGTCGAGAACGCGGTATACAGCGTGGAGTCGATGCCTTCCGCTTGGAAGGTCGAACCCGTAACACCAGCGACCCGAACGACCTTGTTATCCAGTTGTGACATGCCCTGCACCGACAGAAGAACGAAGTCGCCGTTAGAGTAGGTGTTCGTCGCCGTGACGACTGCGGGATTCGCCAGGGTAATTGCGCTGATTGTGAGAGGGCTTGCCAGAGCGCTCTGCATTGCAACCGCCACGCCAGCCCATTTCCGTACTGTTGCCATGAGAGCTCCTTATTGCGCCGTGTCGGGCGCGTTCTCAAAAGTGAAATAGTCGACTTCATAAATCATGGTGACGCTACCCGTCGGCTTTTCGCTGCCACCTTGCAGATCGAATTCTGCTGATAGCAGAGTGATCGACCTCGCTATTCCGTCCAGGCCGGCAAAGGGCATCGCCAAAACCGGCTCGGCTTCCTTGCACATCTGATCGAGCACGTCGTCAAGATCGGCGGTCGCTTTCGCTACGCCGACCACCTCGATATGCACTGTTCTTTGCTGAGATCGTGGCTGATGAATCGTCAAGGCAACAATCGATTCCGACTTCGTGTCGATACGCCAGCCCGGGAGATCCGCAGTCTGCAGCGGGTAAACGCGAGACTGAAATACGTTGGTTCCCGTCGATGGGAGCCCGACCAAGGCCGCCCCAACCGCTTCTCGAATCTGTTGTCGGACGTGATTCACTGTTCCTCGAGCTTGAGAAGTACCAAACCCGTCCCGTCCGGTTTGACCCCGCGGACCTTATACGTCCCACCGGGAACGCCCAACCCTGGGGTCGCGGTAATCGCAAGCGTCTGCCCTTGCGCCACGCCGGGGACTTCGGCGGCAATCGCCGTCACTGCCGGCGAGTTGCCTTCGACGTAATCGCCTAGCGGCTCCGCGTAGTCATCGTCAAAGATGACGCCGCTCGCCACCGCCACGCCCTGAAGCGTGGCGGCTACGGCGAAGTCGCCGAAGTAACCGGATAGGCTCTCGGCAAACACTCAAACGATCTTCTTCTTGCCAGAGGCAACGCAGCTGATAAGCGACGGCCCGGTTGCGATCGTCCCGACGACGCCGAGAAAACCGCCCACGACTTGCGCCGGGGAGACAGCGAGCTTCACGCAGCTGTTCGCAGCGGTCGCCGCAAACGTCGCGCCGGTAATGTCCGCAGCACCGGTGCCATTAGCATCGGTCGCTGATTGCAGTTTGCAGGCGATCGTTCCGGTGACGGCGCCGACATTAACCGTCACCATGATTTCGCCATCATAGGGACGGACGTCGAGCCATTTACCCGAGCCGCTCGTTGCGTTCGCCGTTGCGGCGGCCGAAATGGAATCGAGAAGCGAGGTGGACGTTGCGGCAGAACCTTGACTGAGCAGCATGATTATTTCTCCTTTACGCCGGCCGGCTTCACCGGCTCAGGCTCGGGTTTTGAAATCGGCTTCGTCGGTTCGTCAGGGACGAGCTCGACCGCACCAATACTCTTGAGAAAACTGACCGAGGCGGCATCAAGGTCAACGGTGTCTCCAGGCTTCAAATGCTGGTCGACACCGACGCAAACGCCGCGGAGCGCGCGGACCTTCATGGTTAGCTCAGATTCGTGGAGACGACGAACGCCTGCGGGTAACGCAGCAGTACATCGACCATCCACAAAGCACGAACGCCGATCTGCGCCTGATTGAAGCGAGTCCCGCCGTTGTCGGTCGTGAGTTCCAGAACGCCCCAGTCACCGATGACGAGTTCGTCAAACGAGCCGAAGATTAGGTTGCCGGAGGCCAATTGTTCCGACGACATGGCATTGAAACCGACGCAGGTCCCGTCAAGCATGTTGCCGGTCCACAGAGGTGTGTCGGTCGACGTGAAGCGCTGAACCTGCATCAACCGTGCCGCGCCGGCCGTGCTCGTGATCCAGCCCGGGTTGCCGCGAATGGCATTCAAAGCCCCGGCCGTCGAGACAAACGCCAGAATCTTCGCGTAGGTCGCACTCGCCGAGTCCTGACCACTGGTAATGCCGGTCGTGTTCTTGATTCCAAGCGGTTGCGAGCCACCAGTTCCGTTGATCGCTGCATTGTCGACGCCGTCGATTGCGACGTCGGCCGCCAGGTCGGCCATGATGAAGGCTTCGGCAGACGGGGTCGCTTGACGCAGCAATTGTTCGGAAACGTCGGTGATCGCAATACAGGTTTTCGGCGTCATCGAGAGTTGACCCAAGGTCTGGTCGGCCGCCGTGACGCTCGTACCTTCGCCGCCCTGCCACGTCACTGTCGGTTTACCGGTTTGCCGCGGGAATATGACGTTGCCGGTCAGGCCCGAGAGTTGGCGGGCACCCATACGCATCGCGACAGAGCGATTGCGCAGGATGTCGATGAAGCCCATTACCTCAACGCCTACCATATAGCCGCCCTTGCTACCGGGCTGGGTCGCCATCGCGCGCGCTGCCGCGGCTTCGCCGAGCGGGCGTTGCAGCACCTCGCCAGGAACGAGAACGCCGCTCACATCCCCCCGTCCGAGTTGCTTCGCGATCTGCGCCGAGCATTCGAGCTCGAACGCCGCTGCGCGGACATGCTCCGGATTCTTCGCCCCATAGTGCAGGGCGCGGATCGCACGAAACACGCTATAACGCTGCGTGTCCTTACGGGATAGTCCGACCTCGGAGGCCGCGACTGGACTCGCCTTGCCGCGCTCCTCCATGACGTCGAGAACTTCCTTCGCGACCTTGGTCAGCGGAGTGCCGTCCTCGATCCAGCGGCCTTGCACGCGGGCATCGATCTTGTTCGACCGGCAGAGGTTGATGATCGCTTCGCGACGCTCTTTTTCTGCGTCGACGGCGCTGATATTTTGCGGCTCGGTGACAGCCGCGGGGGTGACAACATCGGTCATGATTGCTGCTCCTATAGGTTCGGCGGCTGCCGGGGGAACGGCGCGCGTGACCTGCGCCGGGGCTTCGACTGCTGTTTCGACTTCGATCTCGAACTCCGGCGCGATAGCCAGGGATCGGAAAAATCCGGTATTGATGTCCGCAGGCTCCCCCACCATCGCCGCGTGCGTCGGCATCCAACGGTCGGTAACGAGAACGCCATCCGCGCGGACCTTACCTCGCATCCGCGCATACCCGACGCTTACCGACCGGATAACTCCAGACATGACATCGCGCTTGTATCCGGCCGCCTCATCCCGAGTGCCGAAGCGCGCCTCGCCGCGAAGTTGACCGCCGGCAATTTTCAGGTTGTCGACGATTCCGACGTTGACCTGGTTCGATCGATGCGCGGCGATGATCGGCAAAGGCGCCCGACGCATGTCGACGGCTTCCGGCGTATGAACCAGAATCTCCGGCCCGTCGTGAACGTCGACAACGCCATCCGTAGAAAGCACGACGGGGATACTGTCGGAACCATCGACCCTCGCGGACAGGTCGAAAGTAAGCTCCCGTACCTGCGTTGCAACTCGTTTCGTTTCGGGCATGGATTACCTCGCGATGGAGACGACGCGCGCCGCGGCCGGCGTTGCGTCTTGGGCAGGAGTAGCAGCCGGCGTCGTATCGGCTGGCGGCGCGCCTGCTGGCTGGTCGCTCTGGCTCGTCGGCCTGGTCGCCGGAATCGATGGGTCGGTATCGAAGATCAGGTTCTTCGCCTTCATGGCGTCGAGTTCTTCCCGGCGTTCTTCGAGGATGTCTTCGATGTCGCGGCCTCCGGCAGTCATGGCGATTACGCTGGAGTTTGTCGTGAATCCACAACGAACGGCTTCGCGATAGGCCTCCACTTCCTTCGTCGGGTCGATCCACGACCAGCCGCGGAATTTCCAGCGCACGGCCTCGAATTGCTTCGGACTGATACCGTAAGCTCCAAGCGGGACTTGGGTGATCGCTTGACTCAGGACCGCTTGCTTGAGCCAAATGCTATGCAGGGGACCTCTAAAACTGCGCGCCCACCATTGCTGCAGCACTTGCCAGAGGTCGCGATCATCTAGCAAAGCAAGACGCGAACTCGAGTAGTTGCTCTGCGAGTAGTCGCGAGAGATCGACTCGTAAGAGGTGCCGACCCCCGCAGCGACTTCTCGCAGCATGTAGCGCATGAACGGATCGAGAGCGGTATTGGGCCGGTTCGGGGTATGAAATTCGAGTTTGTCGCCGGGGAGGAGTTGATCGATCATCCCGGCTTCGATGTTCAGTTGCGCGTTGCCGTCGTCGGCCTTGACTGCGCCAGGCATCGGATCTTCCTGCGGCGATTCGATCGTTGCGAAATAGTTGGCCGACATCCGGGCCGCGGTGAGTTCGGACCCGGAGTATTCCTCCATGTCGTTCAGCTTCCGCAGGACGGCATGGAGCCACGGTTCCCCTCGGGTCTGCGGCCAGCGATCGACGATCCGAAGGTGCAACATTTGATCCGCGGGGATGCGGAGGATTCGATTGGTCTCGCCCGGGTGCCAATTGAGGTCGCCCGGGTGACGGTCGCGAATCCAATACGCAACTGCCCGTTGAAAGGCGTCGATCTCGACACCCATCCGGACATCAACATTACCGGCGACGCCGGGGTCTGGCGTCGTGAATCCATCCGCCATCCGCTCCGGCTCGATTAGCTCGAGCGCGAGCGGAACCTTGGAATCTCCGAACGGCGAAAAATGAAGTCGGATTAGGCACTCGCCGGCCGTGAAGACTTCCGACAGCGCGGCCCGCTCGAAGTCGGAGAAATGCAGCGCCCCGCCGGTATGGCAACTGTCGGCGCATGACCATTCGTTGAAGGCATCCTCAATCGCGCTGTTGATCGTGTCGTTCAGCGTGTCGCGGGTGGTTTTGACTTGGCCCTGAAGTCCTACACCAGACCCGACGACGTTGTTGACGACGATGACCCGAGCGCGCTTCGCGTAGGGAGCGTCGCGCATAAGTTGCCGCGAGCGACTGCGCAGCTGCGGAAGGGAGGTCCGGAGTTCGGCGTCGGCGCTGCTACTTCCGGAGGTCCCGAAGCCCCCAGTGAGACGGGTATTCCGCGCGCCGGCATACATCCGCGCGCCGGATGAGCCGGGCAACGGTCGGCGCGGCGGCGCGGCGATAACCACTCCGGCATCAAGTTCGCCGCTTGGCCCGTAGTTAGGCATTGTCCATCCGGATCTGAATCCGCCGTGGATTGGGCTTGCCGTCGTGAACCGCCTTGATCGCGTGCTCGCGCGTGACCTGC